CGCTGCTCCGCCTCCATGCGCGGGTCGATGACCTTCATCGTTCCGTTGCCGTTGCCTCCAGGGCCAAGCATCTTAGGCTGCACCACATAGGTACGCAACATCTTCGCCGCCTCTTCAGCTTCACCCGCTGCTAGCTCCATTGTCATGGCCGGCACCAGGAACACATCGCCGCCTTCCACAGTCTGCAACCCCATCTCAGCCCGGTATTCATTGCGGGTTACTGCCCCAAGTTGATAGCCTTCCTTCACAATAGTGAGGCGTTCCTGGCGACGTGCTGATAAAGCTACGATCTCAGACAAATCAAACTTAACAACAATATCGTCGCCAAACTCAGACGCAATCTCTAACTGGCATTGGTCCTCGATACGCCTCCAGTAAGCCATGAGTGTTGTCTCGGTGAAGAACTGGCGCAGTTCGTGGACAGTAGCTCTCTGGTTGGCATTCGCCAATCCCACCTGTACACCCACCAGCACTGCAGGCACTCCGCATGCAGCACAGATACGTGATTCGGTGTTGGCCCGAACGCCAGGAAATTCTAGTTCTGATAAATTGAACCCGAGAAGTTGGATATCTGCACCATTGTCAATAATAGCTGGTGTGCCACGCTTACTACCACCAAATTCAGACCGGAATCGTGCTTTGATAAGAGCGGCAGTAGCGTCATCAACCGCATCCTCAATCTTAATAGCCGTCGTCGGCATGGCGGTATTAGCCAACAGGGAGCCGACGAAGTTGGTGGCTTCATTGTCGGCAGAGATGGATTTAGTCATCATTGCCACAGGACCCAAGCCTTCTACAATGCCACCAGACTCACCAGCCGGATCAGGGAAGTTAACAGTAAAAGTATCAGCACGCCGAAGTCCCACAGTTTGACCAGTATCTGGCACCTCATAGCTCCACCCCAAAAGCACTCGTTCGCCTGGCTTGTCACTGTCACTATAGATCGGCCCAACACGGTCAGGACGCAAAGGCCACAGGGCCAGAATGCGACCGGCATTGTCGCGTTCTTTCCACCAAACCGTCCGGCCTATAATGCTGAGGTGCAGAGTTATGAGTTCAAAGAACTCGAATTCAGTCATCAGTTCGTTAGGTCGTGCAATGAGCCGTGATAGCTCATGATCATCATCAAGTCGTTCCATCTTATCCTCGACCCCACGCCTGTAAGGGACAAGGGGAGGCTCCGGCACAGACTGCGACAATAATCGCATACAGGCATAGACAATCTCATTTCCACCATAAGCATCACGGGCAAGCGACAGAAATGAATTTCCAATCAACCAGAATTGGTTAGCCATCCAATTAGCAATCAATGACAGGCGGCTGCGCCGCAACCGCGATGATATCCAGTCCCCAGTGGCCTTGAAGAAATTACGCATCTAAGTCACTCCTCTTGGCAAATGGTATCCGGCGCCCACGCTCTATGCCAGCAATGACATAACGCAGAGCATCAAGTCTATGATAAGTCTCTTTGTTTTTTATTTTCTCGGTTGGCTTTCCATCAGCACCAAGTTCTCGACTGTAAGTTCCTAGCTCGTCTAATATACCATGACAGGTATCAAATACATAGAGCCGCATGGTTTTGAACACAGCGATAACACGATCTATCCCCGCCTCAACATCAGATATCGGTGGCTCCTTAACTACTATACCAGCTGCTTTCCAGTCCATGCGTGACTGCTTTTCTGACTTGGCACCGCCCCATGTTGATATAAGATTAACGCCTTTGGCAGTTGCTTGTGCTACACCAACATGCTCTGGCGTTGTCTTGTTGCCTTCGAGTGTTTCGTGATAGAGATAAAGCACGTTGGATGATGGGTCTCGTGCTAACCATATAGTGGCTGTGTTCACAGCACCAAAGTCAGTACCAATATATCGTGGCCATTCGGGAGGGATAAGAAACGGCCTTACTTTATGACCACCATCCTCACGATAGAGATCGACAAAATCACTGTAGATTATGCCGGGGGGTCGAGAAAATAGCGCATCATAAAACATTGCTACTTTCCACGCTGGCATCGTGGCCTTGACACGCTCATATTCCTCAATTGGGAATGCAGGGTTGGCTATGGATGAGAACTGAATAAGCTCTATATCAGTAGATTCACCGCTATAATATGGGTCATGGAATTGCTGCTTGAGCCATCCGAGATTGTATGGTGTCGTGGTTATCAAAGCTCGTCCTTGGTTCAGCGAGAGGCGACGCTGCACTGCCTCCCACGACTCAAGGCGAAACTGATCTTGCCCTGCCTCGTCACACCATGCCGCCTTAGCTGTGGCCGACTCCAACGATTCACTGTTGGTCGCCGAGCCGAAGATCACCCGTGCAGCCTCGTCCCACCCAAATCTTGCCTTGCAAGCATCTCGATCAAACACAAAGACACGATCTACTGCTCGCCATTCCCCAAGATGAAGTCGGTGTTGAAACAAAGACAAAAACTCTGGCAGCATCTTGAGCTTGAGGAGCGGGAACGTAGCTGTCACGGCAAGATAATCGCCAGGCCCGCAACGCTGTATCTCGCGAAATAGCCAGGGGGGGCCGAACGAAGTTTTGCCTCCCTGTGTCCCTGACAGCATGACAATGAACCGCTTCTCTGACTCCCAGGCACGCATCTGCCCGGCATGAGGATAGAGCCGCAGGTCATCGCCGTGCAGCTCCCAGAGTGGCTTAGTCTGTGTCGCTGTCGTCATCGTCCGGCGTTGGTGGGACCACCGTCAGTGTACGGATGACTATCGGCTTCTCTTCGCTACCCTGATGCGTCACATTAATATCGCGCCGTCCCCAACGCTCAGGATATCTACGAGCTAGGAAGTCACGGGCCGCCTGGTAGCTTTCTGGTATCTGCCTGCGCCAGGTAGCAACAACACTTACTTCAGCTAAGGCTTCTGCTTCCTGAACTTCACACACAAAGTCATAATATTCTCCAGACGAAGCATTCTCCCCGCGAATCATCCACTTGCGAAAGCTAGCATATGCTATGCCAGCATAATTACAAGCGGCGATATAGTAGTTTCCCGCGGCGATAGCATCGATAAGCTTCTTCTTGACATCCGGTGTTAGTTTGCCTGGTCGTCCTCGTTGTTTAGCCATCAGCTAGCCTCGGCTCATCGCCTGTAAAAATGAATGGCACCTAGATCATGGGCCTTTGGATTCCTGGGCCAGCGCCGAAGCTCATCTAGTGGCATGTATTGAATATGCAGATCAATCATTATTACTCCATACGCCAAAACGCCAAACAAGACACATATCTTGTCGGCGTTTGAGGGTCATAGCCCATTTGGACCGATCAACGATGCTTAGTATTAGTGTATATTGTTCACTGCGTTATTGTCAAGAGGAGCAAACAACTTGCGGCATTCTACGCAACGATAGATTCGCACATAGCCACTACTCCCAACCATTGGCAATGCCAACCACTGGAAACGACTAATGTTTGCTTCTCCACCACAAAATGGGCAGACAAGTAGATTTATTTTGTGCATTTATTCCCTCTTATCATATTAAATTGCAACGGTGTTCCCCGTTTAATATCCCGCGCTGCCAGCTTACCAAGCACACATTCATAATATTGCGGGTGCAAACCATCCGCCGGTCGGATGCTGCGCACATTCTTACTAGAGAACTTTTCTCCAGAAGCCATGTCCTCGACAACAAAGAGGCTACGCCTGAAATGCAAGTTCGGCTTCTCTGATTCAGTTGGTCCGTAATGCACTTCGCCTAATGCTGCTTCGGCAACGCGCACGGCGTCTACCATTGCACTGAACTCTTGCGGCTCCAAAGAGAAGCCTGCATCTGTCCCACCGTCACTACGCCGCAAACAGATGTGCTTTTCGATGATGCAAGCGCCGAGCGTAACCGCGGCGACGGGGACAGCGATGCCAAGCGTGTGGTCACTGATGCCGATATTGCAGGCAAAAGGCACTATCGGATGGCGAATCATGTCTTGCATCGCCAGCAGGTTCGCACTCTCCGGTGTAGCGGGATAAGAGCTGATACAATGCAAGAGAGCAATATCTGGCGAATCGCTTGCAGCGTTGCACGCTGATTCCATCTCTCTGAAGTCGGCCATCCCAGTGCTAAGAATCATTGGCTTGCCTTTACTGGCGGCATAGCGAATCAGCGGCAAGTCCGTCAGCTCGAACGATGCGATCTTGAATGCCGGGAAGCCAAGGCCATCGCAGTAGTCCACCGACTCCTGGCAGAACACTGAGGCGAAGCAGTCCATGCCAAGACTGTGAGCAAAGTCGGCCAGGTCAGGAAACCACTCCCATGGTGTGTAAGCCTCTTGGTAGAGCTCGTATAGCGTACGACCAGCCCAGGGCACTTCGGCAATCTGGAACTCCTGGCGGTCGCAGTCCAGCGTCAGCGTCTCCGGCTTATAGCACTGTAGCTTGATGGCGTTGGCCCCGGCAGCGGCAGCGCGGCGCACTATCTCGTGGGCATGATGATAGTCACCAAGGTGATTTGCTGACATCTCCGCTACTATGTAGCATGGATGACCGGGGCCTATATGACGATTAGCTATTTTCATCGCTACTCCATCTATTGCCCCGCTTAGGGACATATGGTGATGGGCTTTTCAACAAACAGGCACCTTCGTAGCCAATTGTGTTATGGGCACGATCCATCAAGGTTACATCGCATCGGAAGAACTCGCATCCTGTTTGAATGCAAGGCTTCTTAAAAAATGGGCACAATGGCTTATCCATTGTCATCAATCGCTATCCTCCGCCTGATTATCCTTGAGCCATTGTACTGCAACATCCATCGGCTCTACGATGGGACGCGACTCGTCCCAACCATACTGCCATTCGGTGCGCACTAACTGGAAGGTGTAGAACAGGTCGCTGCTCACTACCTTGATCGCTATGCCCCGACCCACGGCCACACCGAGCCAGAACTCCAAGCAAGCCCGCGATGATAATGGCTCGCCGTTGTAGGTCAGGTTGACACCATAGGCGTGTATCTCCGTAGCACCTAGCAGGATGGCATAGGCCACCAGCCAATCAATGCTCCCACAATGATAAGCACCAAGGCCGTGGGGCAGCATGGCGTCGATCTCGTCCTTAGGGAACGCAATACTGGTGTCAAAGCCATCATAGTGGCGCTGCATGTAGAGCAGAATCTTGCCGCCGTTGCGCCAATAATCCTCCCAGTCCGGTCTTGTCACATTGCCCCAATAGGGCCAGTGCTCCTCCAGGTATTCTAGCGAGTGGATCTGAAACCAGCGGTCAGCGTGTTCTGGCCCAAAGTCGTCACGAAAGTCGTTGAAACCCCACAATTCGAAACCGCGATCACGTAACTCTAATCCTTTGCGCCATCCATGGCCAAAGGCGATGATGGCAACCTTCATAGCTGCACCCCGTATGTCCACTGGCACCGCCAGCACACCTTTGCATCCGGGCGACACCGCTCGGCGCAACGTGGGCACCTCCAGCCGCCACGTGGCCATAACACAAAGACTAACACACCGATGCCACCCAGCAAGGCACCGAGAGCAAAGCCGAGCCAAGGGCTACGCCACTTCCACCTTGCAATAGCAATACCTAAACCACCCCACACAATGATGCTGGCCACTAAAACCAATAGAACGTCGTTGCTCACATCTTCCTCCATAGCCATATGCGCCCCTGCCCTCTAAGGCCAATGTTGGGCAATCGAAGCGCCAGCTTGTTTATCGGCGAATCATAGTCTGGCTCTACACCAACATCATGCACTAGTGCGGCGTTCACGACGCGACTCAAGAAGTAGTAAGTCCCACTGTAGTCGTCGATGGTCTCTAACCGTAGTCCACAATCATTCTCGTTGGCAAAATCCTCAACCTCATCATCCCGCAAATAACGATTCCATGCTGGCGGCTCTATGCGATAGAGGCCCAGAGCTTCCCGCCAGTCGTTGATCTGCTGCAAGCCATCCCAGCTATTCTCCAGCATCACGTAGAGGCCACCAGGCTTGAGGCACTTGGCAATGTTGGCGATGGCCCGCTTCTGCGCCTCCCAGTCGGGGAGATTGATGATGCAACGCTGGGTATAGACAAGATCGTAAGCGCCAAGCTGAAAAGGATCACGATATAAACGAGCTGCAAATGCCGGACAATCACCACCCATAATGTCCCATAACGCTTCATTGTTAATAACATCCAAAATGCTACCCTGACGAAACATTACAAGACTCTTACCCCATAAGCTATGATTTACGTTTCTCCTTTTCTCTCTTCCCCAAGCTAATTCAATCATCTCTACTGATATATCTAATCCTAATGCCCATATATCTTTTTGGCATAGGCTAATTAGCGTCTCACCGTCGCCGCAGCCAACGTCCAGCACCGTCATGCCGTTTTTGATATACTTCGCGATGGCCTCGATCTCAAGTTGCTTCGCAATACGGTCGCGGGTCAGCAGGTGCTCAACCATAGTTCTACTTTCCCTCCAATGCCCATTCCATGAACAGCCCGGGGTCAAAACGCGGGTTCTGCGCCTTCAGCACCCGGCAGATTATCTCCAATGCCTGCCACGCAGTCTCGTTCATCGGTAGCTCGCGCAATGCCACCGCTAGCTTCTCGTAGGCAAAAGCATGGCGTGGCTCAGCTAAGTTCTCAACCCGCTCCATCAAAAGTCTGTTGTCCCGCGTGCCAACAATCCTATATATTGCAGTGGCGTTAGAAAGTGTAAACATCAGAAGTCCATTGTCCCAATGATACAAACTGGTATCGCTCAGTCCCAGAACTTCTATCGCCACTTCGATTTGAGGGTAGAATTCTTCGATAATAACTGACCCATCCTCCCAGCACTTTATAAGCACCAATTCTTTAGGATTCCAATCATCAGTCATTATATTGCCCCTATCTCCATCACTTAGCACATCGTAGCTAAGGAAATCAAAGTATGCTGCGCACTGAATGGCTCTGCCACTGCAGGTGCGTTGCCCACAAAAGTCACAACGCGGTGGTAGTATCATCGGTTCTCGAACAGCACATGGGGCAGCCTTCCCCGCATGGCTTCCACTATCTTCCCGGCGTCGCATAACTAGGTGTTCATAGTATGACCTCCGCCCATATCTGTAATTGCAAAATCCCTAGCTACAAGATATTTATTTCCATATCCATATCCCAGAAGGCAAGCACCACACCAAGTTCATGGCTTTCACACCAACATCGGGGCGAGCGTCCTCTCTGGCACACTATCCTTGGCTGCTGCAACCATCCCACCAACACAGGTTCAATTTCCTCGATTTGCACAGGAAGTGGCATATTGGAATGGATAGTGATATCCTGTAGCCTGCATTCCTTCGCTTTCTCTATGTTGTCCAAGGCAAAATCAGGTATATCACCTGCATACCATATACCACTACCATCAGGAGTGCGCACCAAAGGATTCCTCATGCCCATTCGTGTCCGGGAACCCACAGTAGCAGCATACCGCATCCGCTCCACGAAACGATGATCGACGAACCAGATGAACCCCGCCTGCGTTATCTGTAATAGCTGTCTTTCACGGGCAGCAATCGGTTGGGCATCCTTGCGCCCCAATTCTTTACCCAATCGCTGGAGATGCTGTATTTCTCGCTCTGTACGTTCCCAGATAGCAGGCAAAGTAAGTTCCCGGTTCACCTTCATTGCTGTGTCCTGGATTGTTACTAAAGTTCGTTGCGCTTGTGGCGAAAGCGTTGCCACAGTATTCGTTATGTTCATTGTTTCCCTCCTAAATTCCTTCTGATTAGGCTTTCCAAATACCCTCCAGTTGCTTGAACTTCAGGCTGATTGCGCAATCCCTCCCTTCTTCCTCTCATTCCTACCCTCCTCCCTATTTCTGATGATTCCCAACTATTATTTCTATTGTCTCCTCTATATTGTTCAAAACCATTATTGATGAGTTCTTCTGTTTCAAACGACCTTATCCTCCCTCTTGAAATCCCTCTATTCCCCCATCCTTGTGAACTAAATAAAGCAACCATCATGAGACATAGAGGCATCAAAATAACTAATAGTATTGCTACAATGTTTGTTTGATGATAATGGGTGTCGAGGATAGCAAGGTACACAATCAGAGAGATCCATATCCAAGATAATATAGGAGACAACAGTTTTACAATCCTAATCATTGGTTATTTCCCCATTCCCCTGTGAGAAATCCATTCTCGAATGATAAGATAAGTGCCCGCCACACCTAAAGATATAAACAAAATTAAAAGCCAATATAGATTGATCCCTGTCTCCAAACCTATGATAATAGCTCTCCCTACGAAACAAAGCCATATCGCTAGTGCAATGAACACCAGAACCACTAATATCTCCTATCGGTTCTCGAATAGCACACGGGGCAGCCTTCCCCGCATGGCTTCCACCACGTCGATGTCCTTCATCTCCGCCATGATACCCCTAGCTGCCACCACCGTCTTCGCCACGTCATCTTGGTTATGAGCCAGATTGGGCAGGTTCGGGCGATTCATAAGAATCCCCCTGTCCCTCATGCCAAGAATAAAATAGCCCCGCTCTGCTTTGCTAGCAAACTGATTCAATGACCGGGGCGGATGACCGACCACTTTCAACCCTGTTGATTGCAAGCCAGTCATAAGATATTCACCGATGCCCCACAAATCCATGACTTTGCTTTCATCCCAAATGCCCAACACGGCATCGGCTGCCGCCAACGATACCGCCTCGCCGAAGTGTGTCGATGATACAAACACCGGGTCGTCGCGCCCAAACCAGTCAAACAGATCGCGGCGTCCTACGATGGCCGAGATAGGCATCCCATTGCCCAGACCCTTGCCGATACAGATGATGTCCGGGCGGATGTCATAGCATTCACAAGCACCACCGAGGCCATAGCGCGGCCACGTCACCACTTCGTCGATGATCAGCAATGCACCCTGTTCGTCGCAGAGACGGCGCACCGCATCGTAGTAGCCTAAAAGAGGGTCATCCATCGGTTGTTCCATAATGACCGCAGCTACCTGATTGTAGGCACGACCCGCTTCGGCGACAAACAACGATTCTAAGGTCTCGATATCATTGAAAGGCAAATCTGAAATGTAGAGACTACCCTTCCGCACGACGCCATGCGCCGGAGGCGTCTTAGCGACGGACCAATCCATCCAACCGTGATAGCCATGGCTTATGATGCGCTGCCTATCAGTGACCGCCCTCGCCATGCGCACTGCCATCGTCGTGGCATCAGTGCCGGACTTGCCGAACCGCATACCTAGTCCGTCTGGTGACCAACCGGGGACATGATTCCCAAGCATAGTCACTAGTTTCTCAGCAACTTGGCCCTCTAGGATATGCGGCAGCGAGAAGCCTGCGCCATCCAGGACTTGGTCCCTGACACGATGTGTGAATTCCTGGTTGCTGTATCCCAGAATGTTAGCACCCAGCGCCGACACCCAGTCCAAATACCATACACCATCATCGCCATGCACCATAGCACCATAACCGGTGGTCAGTGCCATCGGGTGGAAATCAACACCCCAGAAGCTTGGGTCTTTTGAAAACGTGGCCGCAATAGGAAGTGGGTTCATTTTGCTTTGTCCTCCTTTCTCGATGCTCCAAACTCTTGGCTTACAACCGGATGTTGACTGATTTGAGCTACAGCCACATATCAATAAAATTGCCAATAATAATATCACTAACTGGTGTGCATTAGCTGTCTTCCATTATGTTTTTAGCCAATATTGCAAATGCCTCTCTCATATCGGGGTCATGTACCGCACTTGCCATCATGGACTTCCACTGTTCATATGGACCTTGTTGCCCCCAGATCGTATTAGACGACCTTAGGAAAAGGCGCACGTCGTCATCAATGTCAGCTTTCTCTAGCACGCCTGCAATTAAGGTGTTGCGTAGAGTTTCGTACCGCTTCCATTCCAATGGTGATACAGTGGCCCACAAGACTGATTCGCACAGTAACGCTTCCAGGTACCTGATAGCCATTTCAACAAAATAGTTTAGGTCGTTCAATTTCCACCATCCCCTCGTTCTTGCTTTTAGTCATCATTCAACGATAATTCATAGCCTGCATTGCGCTGTATGCCGGCATTGATACTCCGCAACTCAGGGTGGCGCTGCATAAGGTCAATCACCTGGTGCAGGCCAAATAGGTCGGTGCCAATCATGCCATATACCAAGCGCACAAACTCCAGATCTGTTGGTTCGTCCACCGTCCAGCGATGCGCCGACAAATCGCCGAGGTGGCACGTCACATTGCCTATGGAGAACTTATCCCTATGTACCCGGATGTATGGCGTGACATGTTGGCGGTCAGATGCTAATCGTGCCTCCCGCCAGGCCTTGTGGAGTGTGTCAGCGGTGAATGCTTCACAGTCCAGACCATCAGGGTAAGTTGGCGGATCAACGTTGTTTACATAGTCGAAGTTTTCGGCAGCTCTGTAATCAACGACACGATTGAGCACACTGCGGTCCAATAACGGGCAATCGGCGGTGACCCGCACTACCACATCGGCATTGAGAATATTGGCAATCTGGTAGAAGTCATCTAGCACGTCGCGTGTCGTCGAGCCGCGACGGAAAGGGACACGGTGCATCTGGCACCACTGCGCTATGAGATTGTCGCTGGTGTCTGCCGTCGTCGCCACTACCACACGGTCTATGCTCTGTGCATTCTGCACTCGCATCACCACACGCTCCAACATTGGCTTGCCAGCAATGCTCATCATAACCTTACCCGGCAAACGGGTGCTGGACATGCGAGCCTGGACGATGGCGACGGTGCCGGTCATTTGCCCATCTCCAACAACAACCGCAGCGTCTTCGCCGCCTGTTCTATCGGATTACAGGTTACCTTTCCGTGCTGCGCATAGCCCAAAAAGTGGGCCATCTCGGCACGATAGTCGGCGTCAACATCATAAGTGTCATCCCACTCTAAACGTTGCTCTTTGCTCTGCATAACGACACGATAAGGCTCAGTGTAGCTTGGCCTTATCACAACCTGTGCCTTTGTCCCTGGCGCAAGGGCCAGGTCATAGAAGTGCCATTCGATGTCCCAGAGTGTGCTAGTGCGTCGCTCCGGTGGTATCGGCACATCGGCTTCAATCCAAACCGTGCCATCGCGCGCCATCATCTCTGTGACCCCGGGCCGGAACCGCCAGTTGCAGGCCACCATTGTCACAATTCCATCAGCTTTTGCTGCTAAGCGGTATACGCCAGACATCGATGTGCTCAGCGGCTTCTCGATGAATACATGGCATCCATGTTTGATTGCTTCCAATGCCAGTGCAACATGCGAATCCGCCGGCGTGCAGATGAACACAGCATCGGGCTGGTGCAATTGCCATATAAAATCAGTGTTGATAATCACCCTAAGACCGCCAAGATTCAGCGCAGCATCCTGGGCCTTTGTAATATCAATATCGTAAATTGCAATATTGTGTTCACCCATATCCTTTAGGATGCGAAGTCGCCGCATTCCGATGCTTCCCAGTCCGATAACCGCGAGCTTCATTTAAGCCCTGCCAATGCGTAGCCATCTTCTTTCTGCAGCAACGTTACTGCCGACCGATTGTAAGGAGTAATCTTGCCACCGCCATGAGCAAAGACGGTGCGGTCTACACGGCGATACATGCTTATGTCAATCAACACCCGTGCATAGTCGAGCCCATAGGTCCACAGGCCTGTGGTGTGGTGATAGGGCGTCTTGGTAGGTCGGTATGGTAGGAAATCGCCGATTACAATATGCCCACCCATCTTTGTCACACGGTCCATCTCGGCCAACACCGCCAACAACGTCGATCGATCCACCCAATGCAAAACAAAGTGGCAAATGGTAAGATCGAACCGAGAATCA